TGGAAAACAGACAACTGGGCTATTTTAAACTTACATTTCAGGGGTTAGGTGGCGTTAAGTATACTGAAAAAGTAACAACCGCGGGCACGGAAGAATCTGTGAAGCGTTGGTATAAGCAAATAGGTACGCCTATAATTGCAGTGGAGTTGATTCGATGGGTAACGCCTGAAGAATTGCAGCAATTATGCCCATTTTCATGTCATTAAACTTGGTTGATAACCAACAACTAAAAATGCCCGGTCGTGGTGACCGGGTATTTTCATGCGGCGTTGAGAAGCTTTTGCTGTTTCCGTTTTTCGCGGGATTTCCGGGCGCTTTCCTTCACTTTTTCGGGATTCGCATCTCTCCATGCCTTTCGGGAGGCACGTACCGCTTCGGGGTGTGCTAGTTTCCACGCTTTTGACGACGCGAGCATCTTTTCCTTGTGCTCGGCGTAGTAATCGGCTCCGTAGTTCGGATGGTTCCTGTGCCAACGGCGGGAACGGCGTACCCGGTTGCGCCTTACCGGGTCTTCGACACGGCAGTCGTGGTCGGATACGCGCATCCTGTCGCCGATAAGGCTCTGCCAGGAAGGAATGTCGGATTCGTTAGGCAACGGCGGCTTCCTTGATTACTTCGGGAACTTCGCGCTTGTTCTTGTTCTTCCCGCGGGACATGAGGTAGACCTGCCCGGTGAAGAGGATGCGCGAACGCTGCTCGGGGCTGAGGGACATAAGGTTGTTGAACTCGGCCTGGGCACGGCGGAAGTTGGCGACCCGGCGCATCGTGTCGGGGTTCTCGCGCATCTTGCTGATTTTTTGCATCATGCGGAAAACGTTTCGCCCGCTCATTTTCGCCGGGGTGTCTTTGGCATTCTCCTCTGTCGCAGGGGGAGTGTTTTCGATAATCGGTTCTTCGGATGTCATGTTCATGCTGTACCTCTTATGTATGGTACAACAAATATAGCAAAAACTAGAAGCGCGTGTAGTACGGTGACGGTTCTATCGGGGTGACTGCCAGTTTGTCGAGCAGTGACATGTTGTTGTAGCGCTGCTCGTTATATACTTTCATCGGATTGAATTTCATGTCGTGCATCCCACGGCGGATATCGGCCATGTTGGCCGCCAGGTTGCCTTGCGGTTTGACGGCTTGGAACCATGCCACTGTGGCGCATTTAGGGCGGGCCTCGGTTTCTACGGTGGCGTCGTTGTAGGTTGGGTCGATGTCCAATACGCGCGACCCATCCCCGTACAACATGTCCCGGATATGGCAGAGCTCGGTCACGAGGTCCGCGCTAGGAACCAGTTCATACAGGTTGGCGGCGAAAATTTCATCGTCATTGAGCTCCGGCTCCCCGGGCACTACTGTACGGTTCTTGGTCGACGTGTTTAGACGACATATCATGTCGGTAAGCGGTTCGTTGTTCGTGTGGTCTAACACGTATTTACGGAACACGTCGTCAACTGTAAGCTCTTTTTGCTCCATATTATGGAGTTTATAGCTCCAGAAGAGATTCCAGTTCCTTTGGGTCAAAATTAGACTTATCGGTCTCCACGGACTGTTCTGGGTACGCATCGTGTGCTTCAACCTCGTCGGCCGCCCGTTCGGTTGCTTCCTTGGCGCTTTGTTCCTGTCGCTGCTTCCATCTGCTATGGTGTTCGCAGTCCGGGGATGCCCCCACGTTCCCGCCGTCCAGGATGGAACTATCGGAAAGGTTTGCGTAGGTCCATGACCGGACCAGCATGTCCGGCGATATCTGGTATTTTTTGACCAGATTCTGCGGAACGGGACTTGCAAGCAACTCCGCCAGTTGTGCCGGCATGACCGGGCGGCGTTTCGGGGGATGGCGTTTCAGGACGCATTCGACATATAAGGATGCCAATATATCGTCGCTCTTTAGGTCGGAGAACAGTTCCCTGACCACCCCGGATATTTGCATCATTCCTTGGGCGTTATCCGCTAGCTCGTGGGTTTTCGCGAAAGTATCCAGTATCGTACTGATGAAGGAGGATACCGGTATTCGCATGCGTTCAATGATGGACATGCTTATAAATATAGCAAAATCCGGTATAAACTGAATAAAACGAGGTAACCCATGAACGTGCACTTTATCACGACCGACGACATGGCACGGTATATCGTGTCCAGGATGGGCGGGCAGGTCAACGAAATAGAGATGGTGGTGGAGGAACACCACGGTCTTGGGCATGTCTACATGGCCATCAACGACACGGCCGACTATTTCTACCGTTACTGCTTCGATGAGGCCGCGTATGTCGACTACATGCTCATCCGCTTGCAACCGGGCGTCATAGAATATCGCGTCTCGGAAAATGTAATGAACGTGGTCGAACTCATCCCGTCCTATGGGAATACCTTCTCCCCGATGATGGCTTGGGATGTAGGTCCTGGCGAGTCGCTGATAGGTGTCGGCGGTGCTGGAATGGGTGGTCTTGGGCAGTTTGACCTGGTTACGATGGTCGGTGCCCAACGGTACCTGGCCGACATCCAGAAACATGTTGGGACACAGTACAACATCAAATTGCATCCGGTTGACCACCTGCTTCGAGTGTTTCCTACGCCGAAGACCCCGAGGAATGCGATTGCTTGTGTCTATACGAAGGCGAAGAAGTCGGAACTTTACAACAATGTCATATTCCGCGACATGGCAGTGGCCCGCGCACAGCAGCAACTGGGCGACATTCTGAAGCGTGACGACTATGCTATACCGGGTGGCGGTAAGATTAACGGTACATTGATTTATACCGACGCGACCACCCGCTGGAACGACCTCTTCAAGCTGATGAAGGAAGAGGCTCCGGGCCCGATGATGATGACCGACCTAAGCGGTCTATAATCATAATCCTTTCACGAGGTCGGCGAGCGGAGGTCCGGCGTGTCGTTTCACTTCTTGCAGAGCATGTCCGGCCGCGCGGAAGTTCCGAAGCATTGCGACATACACCTGGAACGTGGCCCTGGCGTCGGACAGCGCCGTATGCGCGGCGTCGTTTGCGATATTGAGCCGTTTGCATAGCGACCCGAGGTCTCTTCCGGGATTTGCTGCCATTTCGGGCATGGTCATGAGGTTGTATGCTCGTGTAAGGTTCATCAGTTCGATTTTCCCGTACTGGTCTATTGTCCTGAAGGCTTCCTTGGTGAGGTACTTCCGGAGGAACTTCTGGTCAAAGATGAAGTTCTGGCCGAGTATGGATATCCATCCGGTTGTCTGCTCGGAGATTAGCTTCATGATTTCCTCGGACACTGTCGCCGTGTCGAGGCCCTCCGCTTCGAGTTTTGCCATGTCGAGCTTGTTGACGACGAGTGCTTGCGGGTCGACTACGGTACCGGGGAACTGGCTCGGCTTGAGGGTCCATTCGCGTTCGCAAACGGTGGATGCCTTCAGGGTTTCCGGGTTGAACGTGTAGATGCCCATCCCGACCTGGAGAAGCGGGTTTTTGCTGGCGAAGAGTCCGCCGGTTTCGGTGTCTATTGAAATGATGGTCTCGGTTTTCATACGACAAATATAGTAATTTGTCGATATCACCACTTACCGAACAGTTCTCCGCATGGGTGGGCGTTGGGGTCGGCCGATACGTCCTTGACACAGTCGTCGACCTCGGGCGGCCGATAGAGCACGTCTTCTTTGAGCTTCTGAATCGTATCCTTGTCGAGGGCGAGCGGGTTTCCCGAGCCGGTCGGGGTAACCTTGGTGGCATCCCCGTCGGTGGCGTTACCGAGCGAGGTGGAGCCAAACAGGTTGTCGATGAAGTGCTGCTGAATCGGGTCGGCCTTGACCGCCTCTGATACGTTCTGCCCATTGTCGGTGGCGACTTCCAGGTACGCCTTCCACCAGTATTTGTGGTACATGTACTCGTAGTCGGGGTTTTCGTCAGTGATGGAGCTGATGGAATATAGGATGTTGTTGTATTCCAGCTTCATCAGGTCGCCTGCTTTGGGGAATATCTGTTCGGCAGTGAACCCGTGGTATACGAATCGTGAATAACCGCGCTGGGACCATTCGGGGTCGTGGAGTCCCGGGTCGCAGAGTGGCTTTATCCCGTTGTCCATGAGGCTCCTGTAGTTTTTTTCGAGGAACAGGCCCATGTGGATGAATACCTCGGTCTTGTCGGTGAACTGGATTCCCCAGTGCTGGTATATTTCGTTCTGCGGTGTGAATGTGAGGAGGGCGGGAAGGACAAATACCCGGTCGATTGTCCTGGTGTTGTCTTCCTTCGTCAGGGGGTTCGCCGACGTGTCGAAAGTGGTCGTGTAATATAGGAACTTCGGAGCGTGGTTACGCACGAGGTCGTAGGTTAGGTCCTTGTACTTCTTTTGCGCGTGGAATGCGTTTTCGTTACGGAAGAAGCTTCCGTATCCGAGGCGCGTGGTCTGCTCGAAGTCAGGGTTGTTGTAGTGTGACTTCGGCGTACGGTCGATGTAGCCGGACAACTTGTCGTTTTGTAAAGGTTTGGAAACATTTGTTTGCACGCTGAATTCCGGCACGATGACGTGTCGGGCTCTCACGTACCCCTTTATCTCTAACGGAATTGACGGCACAGCTGCAACCTCTGGGATGTAGTTTATACCCCGGAGGGTGCCGGTACGGTATAAACTACCGATAATTGCAGAGGATACCGAGATGGCTTCAAGCGCACGGAAGTACACTAACATATCGTTCGACGAAATCAGGTCCCACATGATGAGCATCGTCCGGGCCAGCGAGGGCCCGATGGCTGACATGGGGGACGCCTCGTACGGTAAGATGATGCTGGAGCTGTTCGCGGCATGGGGGGACCTGACCGCGAACTGGATAGAGTCCGGCTTCCAGAACGCATGGCTCGAAAGTGCTTTTGCCCGCGGGCCCATATTCTCCGGCTCCCGCTCTCTAGGGTACAGCGTCCGGCGCCCGGTTCCCGCCAAGTGCTCGATAGGCATCCGCATCGCCGAAATCCGGGAACATGCTACATTGAAGGTGTTCATCCCGAAGGGAACCGTGTTCACGATGGCCGGTTCCACGCTTACATCACTGGCCGACATGGAGTTCGTCTACGATTATGACGCGGATACTTCCCGTACAGGCCTGATGGAGCTCTCTAGCGGGACCAATGTCCTTGCGGAAGGCCAGGCGAAAACGGAGGTGCTCGTATCCAACGGCAAGCAGAACCAGGTGTTCTACATAACTGACCGTTCGTTTGCCGATTATTTCGGCGAAAACGACCCGAACTTCTCCGACGACGGCAACATCGCCCACCGACCCGCATGTTTTACCACGGTCACGTCTGACGCCACACTCATGGACAATATTGACCCGGATGTGGTAATCGATGACAAGCTCTACTGGAGGGTTTCCCGTAGGGGACTGGAGGACCCGGGGCTCACCGAGCCCGAGGTAATGGTGTTCTCGCCGAGCAAGCAGAACAACTATACGCGAAATTACACCGTTCTGGTCGAGACGGCGAACGACGGTTCGGTTGCGCTGCGTTTCGGCGACGGGCTGAAATCGGCCATACCGTTCGGAAACATCGAGGTCACGTATTTCTCCACCAAGGGAGAGGCGGGCAACATGCTCGGCGTGTTTGGTACGGCGCTTTCCACGGCGGGAGCCGGGATAACCATCACGACGCGCGACGGGCAGGAGACCGACGTCACCCTGAACGACATTAACATATGTCTGACGTCCGACATACGTGGCGGCCTCAACATAGAGTCGTCCGACTCAATCAAGAACAACGCGCCTGGCATTTTCAACTCGCTGGACCGGCTCGTGGGGCGCGAGGCGTACAAGATTTTCCTCCGACGGTATTCCGATGTCAAGTACGCTACAGCCTACGGCGAGGACGTACTGAATACGAAGCTGCTGAACGGCGGGATTAACGTAAAGTACATGAACCAGGTCCGTTTCAGTGCGCTGAAGGACCTCTACCGGAAGAAGGACGACAAGTATTATCCGACCAGCGAGGACGAGTACCTGCTGGAAGGGTACAAGGTGAACGGGTTGATGTACAACTGGCTATATGACTTCCAGGACCCGAACGACGGTACCGTTCCCGACGGTTCCGCCATTGTCGAGGCGGTAAGGGCCGACCTTCCCGCGGCGCTGGAGGCCACCCTGAAAGGCCACGGCATCTCTCCGGTGAGCGATGCTGATATTTCCGGGATGGCCCGCGACTTGATGGCTTCGATATCGAGCCATTTCCCGGCCGTCGCACTGGACACTACCGTATTTTCCGCGTTCCTTACCCCGCTGGACTTCGTCGTGGAGGGTTCCGAGCTGTACAGCATAATGGTTGCTCTCAACCGGAGGGGCATGCTTACGCTGGGCGGAGGATTCCACAACTACGTTTACCCGTCGGTACACAACATGGAGATGCGGATGAACGTGGTACTGTTCAAGGGCAATAACTTTACCGACATCCGAGAACGTATAAAGAACGTGGTCTACAAGTATTTGAAGGAAAACACCGAGTTCGGCACCCCGATTTACCACTCCAAGATTGCTTCCCTCGTGCACAGCATGAAGGAGGTCGCGGGGGTGGACGTGGTGTTCCAGCCGGCGGACAGCGCGTTTGCTGACATTGACCTGGCAGCCTACCCGTGGATGGGCGAGATAACCTCGGCTTACTGCAACCCGGGAACCGCGGGGATGAGCGGCATGTCGTTCACTCTCAGGTGCGCGTACCGGGGAGAGGCGAAACAGACGACGTTCGATATGAGGGACCAGGGAGAGATGCAGTCGGCGATTTCCGAGTATTATAGGCTTAGCGTGGCGCCGAAGGTATCCGAGGGGAAGATTTCCGACAGGCTCATCGACCGGTTTGCCGCCTTCGTATGGGACCGGCTGATGCAGGAAATCTATTATCCGATTAAGGCCAGGATGGACGCTGCCTACGACAGCGGAGACGGGGACGGCGGATATTACAGGGCGGTATTGCAGGCGCTGAAAACATGGGACATGCAGAAGGATTCCATGTCGTTCAAGGACACGGGCGACATTGCCGACTTGGCGGAAGTCAACGGTTCCGTCCTGTTTGACTTCATGAAGTACGGGATGGACTACATCAAGCTGATTCGCCGGGTACTTGGCGCGATGGCTACCGCTTCCCTGATTAACCCGGAGACGGGAAACGTCACGGAATACAGCAACGACAACGAGATTGTCCAGTTCAACATACCGAACGAGCTCATCACTCTGACGGTAGCACAGAGCACTTCACTTCTTACGGGGACGGTTAACTAATGAATTTCGTACCGCTCAACGACCGCGGCCAGTTCCGCTATGCGGATTTTGTCGAGTACATACCGGATTTTCTCCAAGAAGAGCCCGACGTAGTCGCCCTGCTTCAGGTGATGAGCGACTACATCAATGACGCCTACCGTAACATAGAGGACGTGGAAGAGTTCGAGTTCAAGCTGTGCGTGGCGGAACCGAAGGTTGACCGCGCCATGCGGAAGCTGGAGCAGATGCGGGCAATGTTCTCCCTGGCGGACAGCAGGGATGAGCGGGTGTATTACCTTTCCGTCCCCCGGGCCAACGTGAAGTCCAATGTGGTGCTCGGCAAGGATACCGGCCGCAGCCCGTATTACGTCGAGGTGGAATATCCGGAGGTCAAGGAAGAGATAGAGCGTGTCGGCTCGATAGACCGCCGCGTGCTGGACCTGGATGACGGCGACGTGGTGTTCGTCCGGTATCGGTCGATGGAACCTGCGGTGGTGAAGTCGTACTACCTCTGCAAGGCACGCGGTTCGCTGGTGCTTGACCCGGAAGGGACCACCCAGGACCCGTTTACGGACACGGACAACAGCGAGGGCCGCATGATTTCGTTCCGGGTGTCGGACATATCCTCGGTGGGCAAGAGGTTCGGCAAGGAAATTTCAGGGACTACGTACTACGAGGTGTTCTTCACGGCTCGGGTTAGCGAGGTTTCCAGTGCCCCTGCAGTGCAGACCGTCACGTTTGACGCTGACGAGGTAGATGGCAGCGAGGATTCGCTGGTCGTGGACTATTATGGGATGACGTACACGCCGAGGGACAGGTACTATACATCGTTGTCGTTCTATGGGCAGACGGGATGGGCTTGGAAGAATGGTTTCCCGACCGGAATTTTCTACCTGAAGGATACGTCTTCGGCCAAGCTGGTTCCTCTGGATGGAATCGGAATGGGCGAGATGCCGGAAGACCCTACGCTTTCACTGAAATCCGTCAGGTACGCATTGTCTAGCGACGGCACGTTCAACGCGAATACTGGTACGTGGGTGTTCTCCACGGCGATGGCCATCCCGCAAGTCGACGGGGGACGGCTGTATGCGATAGAGCGGAATTCGGGACGCTGCGTTGGCGAGTTTGTGCAGATTGGTTCGGCCACGTCGGATGGTGGTTATACGGTCAGGGCAAGAGCTACATGGTGTGACTATTCCGATACGCTTGACAAGGCAAATACATTCCTCGTAGCGTTTCCTTTGTATTTCAACAGGGGAATACCGGATTACGAGACGAGCCGCCCGCTGATAACCTGGAAGGTCACCGACTCTTCCATTATTGACTGGACGTCGGCCCGGTTCGAGAGGTGCGTACCGTCCGGAACCGAGGGTGTCCGAATAATCGGCGAGACTCCGGTTGAAGTGCGAGACAGCCGTTCGTTCGAGGTTCCGTCTGAAGTTGCGGAACGCATGGTGGTGGACGGGGTATTGCCGGAGCTATTCTGCGGTGGGACTATGTGGGACGGCCTGCTCAAGGTGCGCCGCATATCCCGTACCGGAAACGGAGGGGCTCTGGTCACGATGGCCGCGGGAATCCGGGCCCCTTCGACTGACAGCGTGACGCTGTCTACCGGGTACGTGGGTGCCATGCGGGTGGACCCGGACGGCTCCTGCACGTGGCTGGAACCATCGACATCCAACCTGCTTGGGTTCATGGCCGGTACGGGGGCGTACTTCCTCGTCGGGTATGGGGAGGACGGCTCGGTAGTCGCCGCGACAGTAACCGGGTACGACGGGGCCACTTACGCGGTTAAGCTGGACCGGGAATTGCCGGAAGGTATATATGCCTGCGCCACCCTCCGGGCGGCACCCGATACGGGATATGCCGACAGCTTGACGGAACCGTCGCTGGATGATGCCGGCTACTGGCATGCCGTATGCGACCGGTACAAGTACGACGTGTTCAGTACGGGGATTTTCCGGATAACCGACAAATCGGGAAACATAGCCTATGCGTTGGTCGGAAACCAGGACCGCCCGGTGAGGAAATTTGCCGTAGGGGAGAGCTATTCACCCAACGACCTGGTATTCTATCTCGAGCCCGGACAGATGAGGGGCGACCTGTACACATGTGTAATTGGCTGTACGCCGGTAACCGGTGACCGGCCATCGGCGATGGGAGAGTTCAGGCTGGACAGGGTTGCCGGGTATCGGTTGTCATACGGCACCGCGTACAACCGTTTCATGCCGTACTATGGACAGGTAAAGGCGTTGGGTTTCGGCGAGGGTGTCGACTATTCGGGCGACATGGACGTTACCACTACTCCGCTCTATATTACGAAGGTCGTCGAGAACCGTCTCAAGTACGGGTGGGAGCACAGGGAATTCCTGAATTACGGGACGATGATGGACATGAACGGGCGAGACCGCAACGGTTCAGTGGACATTTTCAGCTGTGCGCTCTCTGATGGCGGAAATGGACTGGAAACCTCGATGGATGTGGTAACCGCCACTATAGGGCGGAAGGCAGCGTGGCATATCGGATACCCGGTCGTCAGGCACGGGAGCGTGTCGTATCAGCGGGTAGACGTGGACAACCATGGCGTTATTCCGGTGGAATATACGGGGAACGCGTGGCGTGTCACCGTAGACAGTGCGGGCCATGGACTGGTTGATGGCGCATTGGTGCGTGTTTCCGGTTTCAACTCGCCGGATTCTACTGTCAACATAAACGGGTACTTCTCGGTCGACGTTCATGGAGGGGATTCGTTCTCCTTCGACATCCCGACCGCGGTACCCGTTACGGGAGTGACGTCCAGGTATGAACCGATTACCGCTACCGGGAAGGTGGAATACGTGGCTGACTACAGGGCCGGTATAACATCGGTGTCCCGTGAATCGACGAACGGGATACGGGTAGCTGTACCCGAGGGCGTAGTGGTCGCCAAGACGGGGGACCAGCTGAGTATATGCGACCTGGATGCCGACATGACAGATGGCGATTCTTATGGGACATACGCATTTACCGTTACCGACGTGGTACGGGGGTCTGTCGGGATAACCGACCTGTACGGAACGGTATCGCCGGAATTTTTCGATGAATACACCAGCGGTCGGCTAGTTCTAACGAAAACTATCAAGGCGGGGGACTACGTCACCTGTGGAGATAGTGTGTTCCATGTTACCGATGGAATGTGGGTAAAGACCGAGGACAAGGACATTGTCGTTCCGTCCGTTCTCGTATCCAAGGAAAATCTGTGTGACGTGTCATTGACGAACCCGCAGTTTGCACTGGGCGACGACTTGCGAATCGAGAGCATCGAGCCGGAAGGGCCTTCCCAGGCGTTGGTGCGATTGAAGGACATGATTCCTCATTTCAATGCCGATAACGCCGGTATCATCGAGGGGCGTACCATGGTGAAAATCCGTAACGTCAGCCCGTCGCAGTATAACGGATGGCATACCGTTACGCAGGTGGTTTCACCGAGGGTGTTCCGCATCACCGTTCGCATCCCGGAAGAGCTGATGGCACCGGGCGCCGGAGTGAACGGCGGCCAGATGTATCTGAACGAGGGACGATGGTATGCGTTCGCCGTCAAGGAAGTCGAGTGGGACAAGGTGAGCAACCGGGTGACCTACTCGCTATCCAACAAGGTGTCTTCCGAAAATGTCGAAACCGGCATAGCGATTACCGAGTTTCCGCATGGATTGTCCAAGGGCGACTACGTGATTGCCGGTGACTATTCCAAGGTAGTAGAGGTCGACAGTTCTAACGCGGGCAGCATGTCCGGGGTAATCGGGTGTTACCGGGTTTCTGCCCTGTCTGGCTCAACCGGGGTTCGGCTTGAAAACTTGGACGGTTCGCCCGTGTCGGGGCTTACCGGGAAGGCCATCGCCCGTGGCGTGGTGTTGTCCGACCCGATGGACGATATCGGCTCTCTCCGGGGAGAATACACTAGGGCCCTCGCGTCGCTGGACGGGGCGGCTTACCGGTTCCGTGCCGGGGATATAGTGGTGGCTCTCGCGCAGCAGAACCCATGCGAGGTCAAGACATGGAAGGTAGTCTCGGGTTCCGAATGGCAGCCCGTGAGGGCGAAGCGCTCCATGAAGATTAGGTCGCTCGGGGTGTACAGCTATCCGAACGGTAAGTACGACGGGACCGACGTTGATTCCGGGGAGGCGCCGGACAAGTACGAGACCTACAGCGATGTGGATATTGCCGGGTTCGATGGCGACGTGTACATGGCCGGGTTCCGGTGCATATCGAAGGCGAACTTCGCCCTCCCTTCTCTCGAAGGGATGGATACGACGCGCGGCGCGATGGCCGAATATTCTTCCGGGGAGGATTTCTCCAATGTCGCCCCTAGAACACACATGTCGAAGTCCTTCAAGGGCGTCCCATCGATGAAGTATCCGCTCGTGGAGAAGATTGAGAGGCTCTGCTATCTTCGCGACGCGAGGGTAATCGACTACGACCTTATCGAGTACCTGGCCAGGTTCCTTGGCTACGACATAACCCCGCTAGGTGACGACGTTACCGAGAGCAGCCTGTACAGGACGAAACGGGAACGGGAAGAGGCAATACGGGAAACCGTCGCCAGCCTGCCGTACTACTACTCCCTCGGCGGGACGAAGACCGGCCTGAACATGCTCATGCACACGTTCGGGGTCATTTCGGAAGTCATCACGCTATGGACTGATGCGCGTAACCCGTACAAGGAGCTTGTCAGCCAGGATGAGGCTGTATACCGTACCGAGAGCGGGATGCCAGGAAACTGGGTCCCCACGACCTTCATAGACATGGCGGTCACGAATGTCGCCGGGCTTCCGCAGTTCTCCGTCAGGCAGAGCGACGTGGAGAGGCTTCGGGAACAGATTAGGGTGTTCAAGCCGATAAACGTGGTCTTCCGGGATTTCGTGTTCCGGGTGGTGGACAACCTGAAGGTGAATTCCTGCATAGCAATCGCCGGGATTTCCGGGTCGAACGACTGCGGTGCCGTCACCAGCGGGTGTTGCAACCTGGAAATTGACGAGAGCGACCCGGAACTGAGCAACTGCGCGTTTTAGGGGTCCGGGTGTTGTCCGGGGCCCTTTGGCGATATAAACTAGTTTTTCGAACGGAATTAGCCGGAAACGCCGAATGAACAGGATTACTCTTACTAACTGGGGAAAGGAAATTCTCGCTAGCAACACCCTCCAGGGCGACGAGGTTTACTGGGTCGGGTACTTTGGCCTGGCCTATGTGCCGTCTCCAGACGACGCGTCCGAGGATTCGTCCAAGACGACCCTGGTCGGCGGAAACGAGGCCGGTGACTATATCTACAACTTGTGGCAGGGCGACCTGCTCAATGCCGGAAGCGCCATTTCCGACATGGGGCTCAACGGGATTACCCTGTACGACCGTAACCTGACTTCCAATTTCAGGTATGTTTTCGACCAGGAAAACGGTAACAACCGGCTGGTCACGTGGACGACCGACGACAACTCGATGGGCCGCTCCGGTGCGGAAATCCCCGCCTACGTCAGGAAGGGATACCATATCTACGACGGCGTTACGCTAGGCGACGGAAACAACAATTCCGACGTGGAATCTACCGGTCCGGGTCTCCCGTGCCCCGCTCCGCTGATTTACATCAATAAGAACGATTATGGCGGTAGCGACTGGCCGTACAAGGACGAGATGCCGTTCGTTACCCCGGACATGCGTTACTATCCGGCAAATACTACCCGGGATAACGGGGAAGATTGCCTGGACGACCCGGATGAATTATCTCTCGTGTCCGAGTTCAACAAGAGGCACGGCTTCGTGTCCTCGGAAGGATACGGGATGAACATGCAGGAATCCTGCCACAACATGAGCAGGGTCACGAAGCTGTTCCCCATATCGAGCTACGAGTTGATGGCTTCTGGCCCGGCAAAGAAGTCGGACGGTACTACGTCCGTCAGGTCCAACGATGCGGAAACGGTGATTGCCCAGGGCAGCGACCGTGGAAACGCCAAGAGCATCAAGTACCATATCGAGCTCAACCTTCGCGATGCGTATCAGGAAATCCAGACGTATAACTCAATACTGGAATACAAGGCTCCTGCGGACAACGCGGCCCGGAATTCCAGCGACGAAATTTACTCCAATCCCGGGCCGAACTCCCTCAAGTTCAACCGAATCGGCATATATGCGGTGAAGGCCGCCATCCGGCACTTCTACAAGGAAGGTGATGCCGGCTGCCGAGCGAGCCACTACCAGGTGGAAATATCGCCCGATGCCGACCCGAAGCTTTTCGCCATAATGCGCCTCGACGAGATTTCCATGTCCGACGACGCGTCGTTTGGGCAGAACTGGTTCAGCACGGATTTCGTTCTGAATCTCGAAACGTTCCACGAGGACGAGACGAGCATATGCGTGAACCCGGAAGTCTATTACAACATGGTGGAGAACAAGGCGATTACCTGGTACCAGAACCAGCTCCTCGCCACGGCGAGCCTTTCGGAGGCAGTGACTGGAATAGGTATCGATGTCGCCCACCTCATGGCCCGCGCCAAGTCGGGAACGGGGGACTGCAGCAGGGTCAACAAGGGGAATCAGTTTAACGTCCGCACCGGTCTGAAAAATCTCGTGGATGACGTGGGCGATGAGGGGTCCGTCCGGGATATACTGTCGTTGGACAACATGTCGGCCGGGGTTCCGCAGCTCGGGATTACTTCACCGGGTTGGGAATGCGGGCGAGCTTCATTGACCGTTGGCGAGGAAAACGCTACGCTCGGCGACTATTCCCTCAACATGACGCTTCGCGGTGCAATCGATTCTTCCAGCCGGAGCGTGCTCCTGATGGGCGGCGAGGATGAACCGGATGACGATTCCGAATATGTCCCGCGCATATCAGTGAAGGATTCGCAGTACAGTTTTATCATAAGCGGGCATGGCTCGTACAATGATGTGTCCAACAGCATAGTCATGCATGGTGGCGGTGACTGCTACAAGTGGGAAGTTTCCGGGGCGGACGGGTCGCTCCTGTTCAATTCCGGGAAACTTGGGAAGACAACTAAGTTCAAGAATTCCTTTATACACTTTGGTGATTCCGATATAGTGGACGATGCCGCGTACACGTATCCGTCTGAGTTGGATAACGTGGTGTGGATTGGCTCGACTTTCCCGTTGAACGAGATGGCGAAACGTTTGGTGGGGGAAGAATCGGATGATTCCTATTACATGGAACCATTGCATGATGCGTTGGTGTTCCTGGGTGATATGTATCAAAACGAGGCCGTGGCCGGTGACAATGATTCACATAATATGGGAAAATGGCTTGGACGTGGTGCTTACATGAAGCAAATGTCCAATGTCTTGTCGAACGCGCTTGACACGACCATTTGTGCCGGCCAGCCGTATTCGGCACCGACCATTTTCACGGGTGGCTTGGCATTAGGCGGGCATATTCCCGTGAAGGCTGTGACTGCTGAAGCGGGAACCCCTGTAGAAAGTGAATTCCTGCGTGAATACATCGATTATTATCGGCCCGGCAGTTATGGTTTGCTGAAATTGGGTGGTACCGAAGGCGCCATTAATGATAATCAGTGGGGAGCGTCCAACGCGGCCCTCTATACCAATACAAGGGCGACTAATGTATCGATTGCGCCGAGTACCCAAAAGTTCATTCTATACCTTTCCGAAAAGGGCACTGGTCCACGAACTATCGAATATAATCCAGTTGACCCAGAATTCGCGGAGGAAAACAGCCCCATTTGCCTGTATCGCAATCCATTGAGGGACAATCAGAATCATTTTGTTGCTCACTCACCTCATGCCGGTAAACCGTTGGTTGTGGCCGAGACCCAAGAAATGGATGGAACTTTGCATATAGGTCTTGGGCAGGATACCCGATATGGTAATTCGGGTGTTACCGCAATCTATTCGGCATACATTGATGCTCACACCGACACAGTGAGCGACCCAAATGGGAACCCTTGGGGCGGCGCTTTCAGGTTGACAATTCAGTACAACAAGAACCATAACTCCGTTCTGGAGGCATCATGGGCGAATGATAATCCCGCCAATGGTACGTTTGACGAAAATGATAATACCGTGTCCGTAGAGGCAGAGTATTACAAAGGTGGACTCGAGTACATTAACCCGGACACGAAATCGACTGAACTGGAACTTGTTGCTCCAGGACAACCATTGAAGGATGGTTTCAGTGATGTTGAATTGTCATTCTGGTATCATTGGCACCGTGAAATGGGTACTGGCAATAATTATAAATATGACGTAGTCATTGACTCGCTTAAAATATCGCTATCGACGAACAAGCCGAATTACTATTCGTTTAATGGGGGAACATCGCATGCTCCACCATCGCACAAGTTCGCCGACCGGGTGGAACCGATTATCGAGTTGCGAAATTGTTCCAATATCACTGACACGAACGTGTTCCTTGACCTGAATTGCACTCTATACAAGCATGACAATGCGCTAGTAAAGTTTACTGGAGTTTCGACCGAATACAGTACACAGCCGGGTGTACACGATATGGAGTGGAACTACTGGTCAAGTAGAAAGCTGGAAGCAGTTAAGGTAATGGCACCAGTGATGCTGCATGGCATCTATCGTGCGTCGGCCGTAAATTACCGACTTCCGGATGGGAGGGTATTGAGCAATGTAGGCGATATTCCGTTGCGACTGGAACACATACCTTCGAACCAGTGCATAGATGAATATATGTACAATGACATTGTCCAGTACGGGGTTCCCGAAAATATCTACACTGATACGCATCGTATAATTGGTGTAGACGGTCTGATTAATAAGCAATGGAATCGTACGGTCACCATTGACCCATCTGCACAATCGCCAACGGAATACAATCTGGTTAACGGATACACGGCAAAGTTGAACGCTCTCCCCAATTATGTGTATACGATTGAACGGGCAGACAGCGCGGCGGCATCTGAATATACTGACCTGGTCATCGACACGGCGTATGGTATGCAAATAGGCGACGAATTCTGGGTGAAATCCTCGGGTCCATTCAGAATTCTATCAACGGGGCTCGTAGCTCCGGATTACCTGGAAACGGACAGTACGCACCAGGTGGAATTGGGCGAAGTTTTGCATGCTCCGCTGCACTTGAAGATGGTTCCGCTGAGCGCGGATGGCCTGACGAAAGGAATTGTCGTACTATCGCAAGGGGCATCTGCTTGATATGACCTCCCATAATAGCTAGTTTCGGCATCTTTTGATATAGTTTACTTCACTGGAATTATTCATCGCGAGGTTTTGCATGAAAATGAAGGTGAAGCACGGCTATCTCATTGAACTCTACAATATCTTGGCCAGGCCGGCCATGGTATTCAAGGGTGATTGCTCGGGCACCGTGGCGTACAAGATTTACATGAACCGCAGCGTCGCCAAGACGTATGCCGAAAGCTATGCCCAGGCATTCCCGGAAGACCCGGCATGGAACAAGTACGCCATCGAGCACGATGCAGTGCTGCAGGAAGCCGGAATCGCCACTGTGACTGACCTCAACAAACGCTCCCCGGAGCAGCGTGCCGAGATTTCCAAGAAACTTGCCGACATCGACGCCAAATACAAGGAAGTCATCGAAAAGCACAATGCGCTCGAGGAAGAGCGCAAAAAGACCATGAACGAGGACATCGAGGTCGAGCTTTACCCTGTTTTGCCGAGCGACGTCCACATCAGGGGCATGAACGCCTGGAAAGTCTGGGATACAATGTTCAACGACGGGAACGGCATCATCCGGGAACCGGTTGCCGGGCAGGAGGTTTAGCCGATGGCTACGCTGAGCGCATGCCTTGTCGTCAAGAACGGCAAGGGAAGCATTCTCCGGTGTCTTGACGCGCTGCTTCCGATGGCGAACGAGTACGTCATCATCGACACCGGCTCTACTGACGGGACCCTCGAGCTGATAGACGCCTGGCAGAAAAGGCATCCTAGGCAGCGGGTGCTTTTCGAGAAGGTAGGTGGACGGTTCCATGATTCTGACGGGATATTCGATTTCGGCGCGGCCAAGGGCTATGCGTTCACTCGGGCAACGTCCAACTATGTCATGTGGGTGGATGTGAACGACATCCTGCTCGACGGCAAGCATGCCAGGGCGTTATTCGACAAGTTGGTCGTGAAGTACCCGACGGCCAGCATCAGCATGAGGACGAAGGTCACGCCGACAACGTCGTTTCCTCGCCTCAGGATACTTCCGAGGGAGACTGCCGGGTTCAAGGGTATCATTCACGAACTGGCATACAACAAGAACACTAGCGCACCGACCATTCAAACGTCGCTGATGTTCGAGAACTACAAGTCCGAGCGCGATATCGTCCGGAATATCCGCGGGCTGGAGAAGGCATGGAAGGTCGAGCGAACGCAGAGGACCGCGTTCTACTTCGGCAATTCGTACAGCGACATGAAGGATTACGCTCACGCCTACGAGTGGTACACGGTGGCGGTCGACTGCTTCCCACAGGAGCATAACGAGGACCGCCTCAAGTCGCTTGAAC